ACGGATGGCGGTCAGGACGGCCGCGTAGTCGGGGGCGCTCATACCTTCACCTCCTGAATAACCAGCGACGACACCGGACGCTGACGGGCTGCGGTGTCTCTGTCGTCTTGCGCACGGTTGATGGAAAGCGTTTGCGTGCTCGTGTTGATGTTGATGGCGCGGACCGTGTACGTCTTACTGTCCGTCGTGTTCGGCGTGTGGACGAACGTCACGGAAGGCATCGTGACGACTGCACTATCCGACGACCCCACGACCCGACCTCCTTGGGTCACTCTCGTCCTGTCGCCGTCTGCGTCTCCGATGGCGATGAGGTTGGTGCCGTCGTGAACCGCGATACCGACGTCGCCGCGTCCGAAGCTGTTTCCTGCTGCGCCGAGGAATGCGGAGATGATGAGTTTGTTGGATGCGTCTGCGAGGGCGTGGGTGATTTCGAGGTCGGTGACGGTGAGGTTGTCGCCTGCGGTGACGGCGTCGGTTTGTGTGCCTGTGAAGATGGCGGACTTGACCGCAACCAGCCCACCCGCAGCGTCCAGACCGTCGGCGACAGCTTCCGCGACGTCCTCGGACAGGGCCGGCCAGTCCCGCACCAGGTCCGTCGGGTCGGCGAAGGGGATGAAGTACGGCGCGCCGGTGTCTGGCATTACAGTCTCCTAGCGTCTTGCCATGCGAGGTTAGCGGGTACCTCGTCCCAGCGGAGGGTGTCAGATACCAGCCCCCACCTAATCGAGCCGATGCTGAGCGCGGCGTCGGACACGTTCAGGGCGAGGCTGATGCGGAGCCGGTCGATGCGCCACGAAATCCCTTCGACGAACGCGGGGATCTGCGTGACCGCGAGGGTCGCGGGTAGGTCGGTGAGGTTGACGGGGGTGCCGACCTCGAGCTCGAGCAGGTTGTCGCGCAGGGTGTCGTCGGCGATGCTGTCAAGGCGGAGGGCGACGCCTGAGAGGTTGATGACGGGGCCGGCGTGGTCCTCGATGTAGTCGACCGCCCATGCCTCGGCGTTGGCGGAGTTGGCGAGGTTGGTCTCGAACTCGGTGGCGAGGACGCCGAACGCGAGGATCGAGGGCGTGTCGGAGACGCGGACGGTGCCGCCGTCGAAGGTGAGGCCGAGGCGGTTGACGATGTCGGCGAACTGTGAGCGGGTCGCGAGCTGCTGGGCGAGGATGACGTCGCCAGGGAGCTCGAGGTAGCCGGCGGTGGCGGCGTTCTCGCGGGCGTCAGCGTCCGCGTACGCGACGAACCCGTCGCGGGTGTCGAACAGGACGCCACGGCCTGAGAACGCCGTCAGGTAGCCCTGTGAGAGCGGGTTGTACCCGCCGTCCTGCGGGTCGAGGGCGGCGATGTCGAACACGCCAGGCTGGTCGATGAGGTCGAGGTCGAGGTCAGGGTCGAACGTCGCCCACGTCGTCGTGGGGGTAGCGACGGTCGCCCAGGTCCCGCCTGTCTCCTCCCACGTCGCCGCGAGGCCCTCTGCGACGAGGGCGGCGATGCGGTCGCCGTCCTTCTCCTCGGGGCGTCCTGCGACGCCGACGTTTCGGCGGTTCAGCTGCGCTAGCGCCGAGACCGCTATGACGGTCGTAATCGAGCGGGCTGCGCCGGACTCGAAGCCCGTGTCGTACAAACGTGAGGACCAGTCGGAGATGTTGCCGGCGAACACCGTGACGGGCTCACCTGCGGCGTCGTCGAGCGTCACCTCGACGGTGTCGAGTACGTCGAAGTCCAAGCCTTGGCCGTCGAGGTCGATGAGCTCGAGTACGCAGTAGCCGGCGCGAGGCTCCTGGAACAGGGTGTCGCGGCCACGGTCGATGCGGACGGTTTCGAGGGCTTCGCCGGTGAAGTCGACGGCGCCGATCGTGACGGTCGGGTTCGGCGACCAGGACATCAGAGGCCCGCGCCGGACAGCCTGCCGGTGACGGCCCCGACGCGGGCGCGTGACTCTTCGAGGGTGCGGATGATGGTGCGGGCGGTCCCTTCGGGGTCGATGGCGCCCTGCACGGTGATGTTGTTGGTGACGCCTGGTGCTCGCTGGGGGACGACGGGCACGGCGGGGCGGTCTGGGGTGAGTCCTGGGCCGCCTGGTGCGAGCTGTCCGAGGCGGTCGCGGTCGATGAGGGAGAACGCTTCGCGGGTCCGGTCGGCGAGGGAGAACAGGCGCTCGAGAAGGCCGAGGGCGAACTCGATGCTCTCGGCGAGCTTCTCGAACGGGCGGACGTACTGGAGGTCGATGAGGCGGGCGAACGCGGAGGCGCGCTGCTCGGTCTCGGAGCCGACGAGGTTGTCGCGAAACAGACGGAACGACGTGCGTGCGTTGTTAAATGCGGTTCGTACGCCGTCGATAGACTCCTTCAGCCGGTCGATGGACCCTTGCTCGCGCAGCGCCTCGACGACGGCGCTCACGAAGTTCTTAAACTGTTGCCACGACTCCTTCAGGGACTCGGCGAAGTCCTTAAACGACTGGATGATGCCAGGGCCGTTCTCTTCCCACCATTCGGCGACCTTGGTGACGAACTCCAAGCCGAACTCGACGAGCTTCTCGAAGGCTGGCGCGAGGGCGAGGGCGACCTGTTCGGTAAGAATGCCAAACGCTTGGCTCATCCGTGCGGAGCCGTTGGCGGTGGCCTCGGCGACGCCGCCGACCTGACGCTCGATCGCGCCGAGAATGACCTCCTGAGCCTCGAGCGTTTGGTTGGACTCGACGAGGCTCTTGATTAGCTCCTGCTGCTCCTCGGTGAAAGTGACGCCCTGCCGAGTGAGCGAGGTCAGCCCTCGGATGGGGTCCTCGAGGGCACGGCCGAGGGACTGTGCGTTGGACGTAGCGGAGCCGAACCCTGCGGCTGCGAGGTCGACGGCCGCGTCGGTCGCCCGGTCGAACACGCCTCCGGTTTCGCCGGCCGTCTTGTTCACCGAGTCGAACGTGAGAAGGAGGGCCTGCGACTCTTTGATGAGGTTCCGGTCGACGCCGGTGAGCCTTGCGGTCGCCTCGGCCTGCTCGATAATCCGTTGCGTGGTCCCTTCGAGTTGGCCCTCGAAGTTGCCCATCGAGTCGACGACCTGCTCGACCCTGGCGTTGGCCGTGGACACCTCCTCGAACGCCTGGAAGAGCTTGCGGCCCATCGCAAGTCCGGCAGCACCTACGGCCGCGAAGCCGACCGCGAGGACCTTGCCGACCTTCTTCACGCGGTCGCCAAGCGAGGTCATGTCGTTCGCGGCACCTCGGGTGGTGCTCGAGAGCTGCGAGGCGTCACCGAGATAGGTCAGCTTCAGGGTGCGTGACGGTGACCTGCTCATCCTCGACCCCATTCTCGGGCGGCCTTCTCGAGCGCCTGTGCCCACAAGTCTACGACGCGAGGCTGCTGCCGGCGCAGAGCGGGCATCATCCAATAGCCGACGTTGCCACGGCCACCAGGTGCGCGGGGTGTTCGCTCAGGGAACCGCCAACCGGGCCGGCCTCCGCGTCGTGTGGCGTTGTCCCCGCCACGCGATCCGACGGACGTCGAGCCGAACTCCATGCCGAACATAAGGTCCGACGCTCGAGGACGGCCGCCGCCGCTCATCCGCTGCGCGTTGCCGACCTTCACGACCGGCGTTCGTTCGCGGGTGCCTCTAATCGACTGTGCGACGTGACGGTTGCGGGAGTCGCCCTGCGCACGGCCGGCGGACTGGAGCTCGCGGGCGAGCAGGTTGGCGACCTTTTGGACCTCGTCGCGTGCTGCCTTTTGCGTGTCCTTGTCGAGCTTCCCGAACGCTCGCAAGGTCTCGCGCAGGCCTTGGACGTTGGCGCCTCCGCCCATCTTGCTCGTCGCGGACGGGCGGCTCATGCGCCCGCCTTGGCGCGTTCCTCGAGGATGTCGATGATGGCCTCGAGCTCGTCGGCGGTCAGCTGCTCGAGCTCGGACGGGGGGAGGTGGGTGGCCACGGCGAGCTCGAGTATCAGTCGGCGGACGGACCCTCGTCCGACGTCGCTTTTGGGGCCGGTGCGTCCGACAGGTCGACGATCGTGTCGAGGTAGGCGTCGAAGCCGATGCTGGTGTTGCCGGCGCGCTTCTCTGCGTGCCAGACGAGGTAGGCCATGTCCTCGGCGCCGATGCCTTCGGCAAACGACGAGACCTTCCGGCCGGTCTTGCGTTCCCACGCCACGAGGGACGCCGGTCCCACGGTGACGTTCCGTGGGCCGTCGGCGTCCTCGACGGTGAACTCGAGGCGCAGCATCAGCTGGGAACGACTGCGGTCTCGACCTCAAGGGTGCCGCGCTCACCTGGCAGCGTGAACGTGATCTCGGAGACCTCCGCGCCGGAGCCGCCCATCGGCGGAACCTTCGGGAACACGTTTCCGGTGAACACGGTCTGATGGGTGCTGCCGGTCTGCGTCATCGTGAACGTGATGCCGACGTCGGGTGCGCGGTTGGTCTGATCGGAACCCTCACCGAGGGCCTTCTCCTGAAGCTTCGAGCAGAGACCGCCCGACTCTCCCCAGTCCGCGAGCATCGTCAGGTTCATCGAGAACGGCTGCGTGACGGTCTTGTAAGCCGGCCCGGCGAGCGTCTCGAAGACTTCCTGGGTGTCCTCGACCTCGAGCTCGACAGACAGCACCTGAGGCGTGTACGCCTCGCTGTCGATGGTGAGCGTGAGCTCGTTGCCGGTGATGATGGTGGTCGACATTTTGGTCCTCCTGCGGGTGCGGTCAGAGTAGCGGGGTCAGGGCGTGCGGTCAGGTAGCGCTTAGGTTGGCTCGAATGGCGACGGGGATGCGTGAGACGAGGAGCTGGGACGGTCCGACGTCCTCGACGGACGGTTGGCCGACGGTCGTGAACTCGGTGCCCTTGGGAAGGTTGCGGCAGACGTCGACGACGATGCGCTCGAGCTGCCCGAGGGATCCTTGGGGGTCGAGGTAGGCGACGGCGACGATGAGCTCGAAGTTGGCCTGCCATACGAGACCGCCAGAGGCGAGCGTGTTCGCTATCAGGTAAGGCTCGTCAGGGACGACCACGACGGCGGGCGGGATGACGGTCGCGAGCGGCTGAGCGTGAGTCTTGTATCCGGCCGCCTCGATCGCAGATGCGAGTCCTGCGCGGACGGTCGCGAGGGTGACGGGGGTGCTCATCCGACCATCGAGCCGGTGTCCATCCATCGGCCGAGAAGGCCGGACACTCGGGTCAGCAGCGAACGGCCGAGGCGGTAGGGGCCGGGGGTGAAGTCGATGGCTTCGGTCTGTCCGCCTGGTGCGACGCGAGACTGGAACACGTCGACGGCGATGGCGAGGGCGGCTTCGCGGACCTCGGGGATGTCGTCGTAGAACGCGAACGCGGACTCGCGGTAGACGAGACCGTTGGGGACGATGGGCTGCGGGTCGGTGACGCCGGGGTTGAACACCTGGGTGGATACGGCGACGACGATGTTGTCCTCGGGTACCTCGGTTACCTGGAGCTGCCGGTTCGACCAGTTGTTGCGTGGGAACTCGCCGATGCGAATGTCGGTGCCGACGTCGAACCCGTGCGGGGCGGTGGTGCGGAACCGGACGATCGTGCCGGTGCCAGGCGGAGGGACAGATGCGGAGCAGCAGGCCTGGTCGATGAAGTGCCGGTCGCGGACGAGCAGGCTGAGGATGACGTTCGAGGCCGAGTCGATGACCTGATCGAGCACGTCGTTCGCGTACAGGTCGCCGATACCGAGCGTGAGCTTGAGCTCCTCGCGTGTGACGAGCGCCATGATGTCCCCCTAGGGGCCTCCGGCCGGCGCCCGCCTGGGGGGCGAAACGCGCCGGCCGGAGGAGGTTGGTTCAGCTGGCGAGGGCGAGGGTCCTGATCGCGGTCGGGAACTTCGCCAGCGCGGCGACGTAGCCGCCGAGTGACACGCGCACAGAGAACGTGTCAGGCTGCTGAACCTCGACACGCAGCGGCGCGCCTGCCGCCTCGTAGAACGTCGCGAAGGCCGACGGGTACACGCGGGCGGCCTCGTTTGCGCCGATGTGGGGGTCGACGACCATGCGAAGGCCGGCGATGGTGCCCTGCGTCGAGCCTGCGGCGATCAGCCCGCCGGCGTTCTGCGGGACGTTCGCTGCGAAGAGCGGCCGGTCGTTGCCGTCCTCTGCGGAGAGGAAGTCAAGCCACGCCGTGCCGGACGTGCCGCCAGGTGCGACGACGATGGTGTCGGGGGCGAAACGCATGACTCCGTACGAGTCGGCGATGCCCTTCGTGACTGCGCCGTACAGGCCAACACCCTCGGAAGCGTTGGCGCCCTTGACGGTGTCGTAGGCGAACTTGTCGGTCGCGTGCGCGTAGGACTGCGCGAGCTGCCGGAGAAGCTCCTCGAAGTAGCTCGGGTCCGAGCGGTCGATGAGCTGCCTCGAGATGTCGTTGGTCCCGCCGAACGTCTTGACGTCGACGGTGAAGTCGTCGATGTCGGTCTCGGTCGAGCTGAGCACGTCGAACTCGTCGGGCTGCTCGGCGACGGACGCGGACGTAACGACGCGGGGGACACGGAACGACATGCCTGCGGCTGGCAGGGCCTGACGGTTGATGGACTCGACGAACGGCCGGTTGGCGTCGACGAGGGCGACGATCTCGCGGAGCAGCGGGATCGGGACGACACCTGCGTCCGTTGTCGTGGTCTGCTCGGCCTGCGCGGCGTTGACGTGGCGGATGACGTCGGCGGAGTCCTGGTTGCCGTTGAGCTGGGCGCGCAGGGTGTGCATGAGCATCGCGCCGGCGGTGATGCCAC